GCGAAATCCGACGCCGCGTCCCTCCCGCCAGCCGAGGACACCATCCGCCGCATGGTCGAGGCGCGGCAACGGGCTGCGCTGGGACCGTCCCAGCCGCCACAACTCCCTGCGGCGACGGAACGCGAGTCGGTGCCGCGGGCGTTCGAGCGGCGGGAACGGGAGACGGTGGAAGCGGAATACGTTGAGGCTGACGAGTAGCCGATGTACCACCCTACCAAAGTCGCGCAGCGCATCCGCACCGAGGTCGAGGACGTATTCCACTTCACGCCTCAACCCCACTCCATCGACGAGGTCGCGGCCTACGACCAATACCTCCGCGACGAGGGCAAATACATCTACGACGATTCCGGCCAGCCCGTCGCGTGCCAGCGCCTTGACCCGTGGGAGACGCAGTGGCAACTCAACGAACGCTGCCTCGTGATGTGCGACGCGTCCTACGGCATCACCCGCTACGGCAACGTGATCGACGAGGAGGGCGTGATCAAGCGGTTCGCGTTCCGCGTCGCGCAATCCATCCTGTTTGGGATCATCGGCGACCTCGAAGGCTTGGACGTAGCCATCGAGATTATGATCCTGAAGGCGAGGCAACTGGGCATGACGACCGTGGTCGAACTCCTGATCATGCTCCGTATCGTGTTCTCCTACGGCGTCAACGCGGTCATCGCGTCCGCCGACCAGGGGAAGTCCCTGATGATGGCCAAGAAACTCCTGATGGCCTACGACATGCTGCCCTGCTGGCTGCGTCCGCAATACACAGCGAGAGTCGAATCTGACAGAGGTAAGTTGGAATTCGGCTCCTTAAACTCTGGTGTATCCATCCAACACGGAAACCAGATGAGTGGTATCGCCCGTGGCGCAACTCCCACGGTCTACCATCTTTAGTGAATGCGCCTCCTTCTCGAACGCCGCCGACCAGATCGAGGCCGCGCTGTTCAAGGCCGTCCATCCGTCCCCGTCCATCTTCGGCATTCTGGAGTCAACGGGCGAGGGCGACGTGGGCTGGTGGGCGGACACGTGGCGCTTCTCGAAGTCCAACTACGCGCAGGGCACCTCGCGTCTCCTCCCGCTGTTCCTGCCGTGGTTCGTGGGCCTCGACATCTATCCGAAGCCCGCGTGGCTGCGCGCGCATCCGGTGCCGCCGGGATTCTACGAAAATAGATTGCCTGACACGCGAGAGCACGTAGCGAAGGCTGAACTCTACGTCCGCACGCACGATATGATTCGACGGCACCTGTGCGTCGAGCATCCTGAACTCCCCGACAAGCGCCAGTGGTGGCACGACGGCACGATGCCCTTGGAGCAGCAATGGTTCTGGGAGGTCGGCCACGAGGAAGCGAAAGCCAAGTCCCTCGAAGGGACGTGGTTTCAGGAAATGGCCGGCGACGACGTTGAAGCTCTCCAGCGTTCCTCCGAATCCGTCTTCGGCCACGACGTGATGACCCGCGTGGACCGCGACCGCAAGCGCGACTACTCCGTCTACGGCCTCGCTGGCCAATCCATCGAAGCCGACTACGAGGCCGACCCGGACGACATCGACTACTCGCAGCCGCGCATCCCCGTTCTGTTCCGCAATCCGCGTGGGCCTGTGTACAACTGGGAACTGATCCCGCTCACATGGGACCACTCCCGCGTCGAGTCATGGAAGAAAACTAATCCCGACGCCTTCTGGGACGCCTCGCAAGGAAAGCTCTTCGTGTGGCATCCCCCTCGCCCCGGCGTCGATTATTCCATCGGCATCGACACGGCGGAGGGCAAGGGGGAAGACGCGACCGTGATCTGCGTCACCGAGGTCGCTCCTGCGCCGGGCCTGCCGGATATCCAAGCCGCCGAGTTCCGCTCCTGCTACGTCTCCCACTCCCAGGCTTACGCCTTCGTCATGGCCATCGCGGCGTGGTACGCCTCCGCGATGACCGCCGAGGGAATGATCCACCGCCAACCGCTCGTCGCGCCCGAAGTGGTCGCCTCGGTCGGCGACATCGTCCTCGTCCAACTCCGCCAGATGGGCTACCACCGCATCTTCCGCTTTGGCCGCTACGACAACGTGAAATCCACCAAGTCGAACAAAGCCGGATGGTACACCTTCGGCTGGTCGCGCCCGATCCTGATCGGCGACTTCATCGACACCATCGAGCACGGCTGGTACGAACTCAACTCCCCGTGGACGCTGCACGAATGCGAACACTTCGAGTCCCACTCCACAGCCGGCGGCAAGGTGAAGCAGGAGCACGAGGACGGCGAGCACGACGACGGGATATTCGCCGCCGCGATCTCCATCCAGATCGTGCGTGGGAAGCAATCGAAGACGGATCGGTCGCACAAGCGGTTCATGGGCGACGCGGAAGCCGGACGCAAGCCGCCGCTCGACCTTGGCGCGTGCGCGGCGACGTTTCCTACCACGTCGCTGGATGGATATAAGCCGATCACACTCGAAGACTTGTAGCGCGTGGTATAAATAGACGGAGGCGACGATGCCCATACATTTACGGTTCTTCGAGCGACGCGACGGCACCGTTCTCCTGCCCCCCGACGACACCACTCCCTGCCCCGCCGACTGCCTCGACCGCGAGGCCAACACGCTGACCGAGGTGGACGCCCTGCAACGCCGCCTCCAGCAGGCGACCAACGACCGCTGCCAGCGCGAGTTGCAGCACGACGAGGAAGCCTTCGCCTCCGCCCGGCAGCGCGTGATCGACAACATCCACGCGAAGCTCGCGTCCTCGGCCACGTCGCAGTACGAGCGCGACTTCCTCCGCGAGTACATCAAGCTCCGCGAGGAGAAGCGGGAGAAATACCGCCAGCGATTCGCCTGCGACACGGCTTACCTCGAAATGAGAGAGAACGACCGCCCACGGAACGCCGAGGAGTTGCTGCGGGAGTCCCTGTGACCATCGACGCCCAGCGCCAGGACGGCCGCCTGTGGGAGTGGCAGGTGCCGCCGCAGGCCTCCCCGCCGGAGCGCCGCCTCGGCTGGCTGCAAGAATGCCAGGAGCAGGGTCAGGCATGGCTCCGCTCCCAGCGCGGCTTCACCGATTTCCGCAAAGCCCTCGACGTGATCAGCGGCATCGTCGGCAACCAAGCCACCAAGTACCGCTCCAACCTGAACACGAACCACCTCAAACGCAACATCCGTGAAGTCGTCGGCACGATGGCCAAACTCCGCCCCCTGTGGGGCTACTCCTCCGACAACCCCGCCTTCGCGCCCAACGCGCAACTCTTCAACCTCTACGTCCGCGCGTGGTATCTCGAATCCTTCGCCGACGTGAAGATCAAGGAGGCGCTGCAATACGCCGCGGCGACCTGCACCGGCTGGGTCCGCCCCGTCTATTCTCGCGACATGGGAGGCCAAGGCCAAGGCCAAGTCCGCCTGCTGTCCTACGGCGCGCCATCCATCCTCCCGACGCAACTCCCTCTCAGCGGCGACTTCCAGCAGGCCTACGCGATGACGATCCTCGACGAGATGCCGGTGTACATGGCGCATGGGATGTTTCCCAAATGGCAATCCTACCTCCGTCCCACGTCCTCCCAGTACTGGTACTCGAACGAAATCCGCCAAGCCGCACAGGGCAACCTGTGGCAGCGCATGTTCTCCTTCGGCAAGTCCGCGTCAGGCACGCCAGGCCAAGGCGAACTCATGTGCCCGATCCGCTACACCTACGTGATCGACCTCACGCGGAACACCACCTCCTCCCCGATCCCGATGGGCGAGAAGGACACGTCGTGGTCGTACCTCGTGCAACCGGGCGAACTCCTCTACCCGTACCGCCGCCTGCTCATCTCCTCCGAGGCCTGCGTGATGTACGACGGGCCATCGTTCGACTGGCACGGGCGCTTCCCCGGCATCCCCTTCTCCACCGACCACTGGCCGTGGGAGCCTCTTGGCTTCTCGATGGTGCGCGACGGCTACGACATCCAGACCGCGATGACCGAGATCGAACGCGGCACGATGGACAAGGAACGCGCCAAGCTCGACCTTCCGCTGGCCTACGACATCAACGCGGTCACGAAGAAGGAAGCGCAGCAGTTCGACCCCATGGCGCCGCGCGGCCGCGCTGGCTTCGACGGCTCGGCGGTGACCAAGCCGTTCGAGATGGTCGTCCCACCCGAGGTCTACGTCACGCAGGAGACAACGCTCAAGTTCTACGACCTCCTCAAGAACGCGATGGACGAGCAGCACGCGATCAAGGACGTGATGGCCCTCGCCAAGGCCCGCATGGCTGGGGACGACCTCGAAAAATTGATGGAGGCGAACGGCCCAATCGTCGAGGACATGTCCCGCGCCATGGAGCCGCCGATGCGCGAGCTCGCCGATCAGGTGAAGTTCCTCGTGCTACAACACGTCCCCCCGGCGCGCATCATGAAGGTGGTGGGCGAGGACAACATGACGATGGAGGCGTTCGACTACAAGCCGGACACGATGGTGCCTGCGCTGCTGCCCGGCGAAGACCCCGGCACGGCGGAGAAACCCGCGACCTCCAGGGCCACGCAGCCGGAACGCGCCAGAGTGTTCGCGTCGAACCTGCGCTTTGTCATCACGCCGCGCTCGCTTCACGAAATGACGCAGATGGTGATGCGGCTGGGACTCATCCAACTGAAGAAGGCTGGCGTGCAGATCGACTCGCAGACCATCGCGGATTCGTGGTCGGTGCCGAACTATGGCACTATCCCCGGTGCGACTGTGCGCGAGAAGTTCCAGCAGGAACAGGAAGAGAATCTCATCTTCGCGGCCAAGATGAAGGAACTCGGCATGTCGATCACGGAGCAAGGCCAGATGAACATGGCAGGCGCACAGGCTGGCGGCAAGGAGCAGGAAGGCCGACCGCCCAGCGGCAACGCCGAGCCTGCGCTGAAGCAGAAGCCCAATGGCCGCGCGTTCATCAGCGAATCCGAAGGCGGAGGGAAAACCGTTTGAGTGCAGCGCTTACCATTGGAGTTGTTGATGATCATCACATGGTCACGCGAGTGCGGCGCTGGATGCGTTATCGGCGCGAGTTGGCAGGCTTTGTAATTGATGTGTTGTGTGAGTTGGCTAAGGAACGGGCAACGGGCCGACTGACAATAAATTTTGGTCAGGGCTGCGCGCAGAGTGCGGAATTTGAGGAGCGTCTACGAACGTCGTCTAATCTATCCACAGACGAATTGGAAGAACTTGCGCCAGACGAAACAGTGCTGGACGGCCCTGTCTATACGATGGTTGAAGTCGTTAATCCTGTCGCAGCGAAGTACGAGGACGATTTCAAGCGTATAGCCCAAAAGGTGGGCTATGTGGCTCGTTACCTCCGATCTCACCCTTGCGTGGACTGCGGTAACGCCGATACGGATGTTCTTCAATTCGATCATGTACGTGGAGAAAAGATAACCGAGGTGTCAGACATCGCGTACCGTACAGGCACAATACGATCACTTCTCGAAGAAATAGCAAAGTGCGAAGTACGTTGTGCTAACTGCCATACCAAACGCCACGCTGTCGAACGCCGTGAAGACCCTGATCGTCCGCATTATCGTGATCACTTTTTAAGGCGCTGCTAATTATTTTCTTGACATTAACTCCACGTCATGGTCTAACCTGTAATTGGGATTCTTGCTGGGGTTGCAGAGTTACGGTACTTCGCAACTTTCCGAAAAGACCCTGATCGAGTCGAATAGCAAAAGTCAAACGGATTCTGAAGTAGCTTCCTCCATCCGACTTTTCTTGTTCGACTTTGATCAGGGTCTTTTTGCGTTTGCCAGAATCCGATACGCAGCACTGAGAAAGGAGATAACCATGATTCCCAATATCAGCCCGTTCGAGATGGCTGGCAAGAAAAAGAGCAAAAAGCGCCACAAGTAACCCGCCCTACCCGGAAACGAGTGCAGTGCCGCAAGGCGTCCACACTCTCCGAGTCAGGATCAACCGAGGTCAGGGGCGGGATCAACCGTGTCCCACCCCCTTCTACTCCCAGTCCCACGAGGTCGCAGCGATGGCATACGGCAAGGGCAAGTCCGCAATCAAGGGCACGAAGGCCGGCAACCACGGCAAGCGTGGCCCCGGTTTCAAGCTCCACTCCGACATGAAGGAAACCCACGCCAAGGGCCACGGGCAAGCGCCCAAGGCCGCACGAAAGGCGTTGTAGGATGGCGACCGCGCCGCTGGCGACTGTTCCGCCGCCTCCCGGAGGGCCGATGCCTGCGCCCCCGAAGGCTGGAGCGGACGCCTCGCCTGCGCCTGCGGCACCATCGCCGACTGTGGAGCAGAATTCGCAATCGGTCATCAAGGTCGTGCAGATGCTACGCGAGTTAGGCAAGAGCGTTCCGGGCGCGCAGCCTGCGATATCGAAGATCATGGATGCAATGCGCGAGGTTCAGATGAAGGTCATGGCCGCAGGCAAGCCGACCGAGCCCGCCGCGCCGCCAGTGCCACCGAGTTAAGATCGAGGAGGAAGCGATGAAGGGACACAAGAAGCATCAGATGGTACACGAGAAGCAAGGGCCGTTTCGTGCGAAGGTGGAAACGTCCAAGAAGAAAAACCGCAAAGGCGGCAAGAAGTAGGAGGGCATTATGCCACCGACCACCGTTCAATCTCTGATCACCGCATCCGGCTCTAGCGACCTCGCGCCGCTGGCCGCCAACGACACTTTCACACGCATCGCCAACGTGGAACTGGCCGCGCGGGACGCAAACGCTGCTGCCGCCGAGGCTGCCGTTGCCCGCACCGAGGAAGTATCGTCCGCGGTCAACCTGTTCGCCTCAGCCATGCGCTCCGTGCGCGCCGTGGCCAAGCGGTTCCCCGAGACATCCAAGTTCACCGACGAGGCCGCGAAGCAACTGTCGCTGGCGATGAGCGCGGTGGCCTACAACCCGCAGCCATTGCCGACCGACGCGAAGCCAACGCCGACGACGACTTTACGTCCGCTGCCCGCAACCACCGCAACCGGAACCGTGCCCGTGGCGCCAGCGCCGCCTGCGGCACCCACAGCACCAGTGACGAAGTAAGGGAGGATCATCATGGCCACCTACGCAGAGTTCCTAGCCGAGAACGGCGCGACCGCAGACGAGATCAAGCTGCTGGACACGCCCGTCGCGCGCAAGGCGTTCGAGAAACAAGCCGCCGCTGCCGCCGAGGCCATGCGCAAGTCCGCCGAGGTCATCCGCCAGAACAACGAATGGCGCGAGCAGGTGGAGACGCAGAACCAGACGTACCTGCGGGAGCGCGATTCGGCCAAGATCGAAGCCGCTAAGGCCGAGGCCGCGTACAAGAAGATGCAGGAACTCGGACTGGTCGAGGTCGCTGAACGGCTGGAGCCCGGCTCTGTGACGCCGCGCTCTGGCGAGACGCCAGCGTTCGACCCGAAAGTGCTGGAGCCGTATGTCACCCGCGAGACGCTGATGCAAGTCGCCGAGCGCGAAGGCGAGGGGATCGCCTCGCAAGCCGACATCATCTACGAGCACTATCAACTCTTCGGCACCGATCCATCGAAGCGTCCGAACTTCCGCGAACTCCGCCGTGAGGCCGTTGCGCGCAAGGTGCCAATGGAGCAAGTGTGGATGGAGAAGTATGGCGTACAGGCCGCGCGGGACGCCAAGTCCGCCGAGTCCAAGGCCGCCTACGAAGCCAAGATCGCCGCCGAGGCTGTGTCCAAGTACAAGTCCGAGCACCCGGAGTCGAACCCCCTGCTCGGACCCGGCCTGCCGTCCAGCAGCCCGTTCGCGGGACGTGTCCTCAGCGGCGCGGACCCGAAGTCCCAGCCGTGGAACCGTTCCGACGCCGAGAAGGAGAACGCACGGGTGGCGAAGGGACTGCAAGGCCTGGAGAAGGCGGGATTGGTTCACTAACAGCGCGACGTTGCGTCAACGATTTCAGGAGAGGTGACAGCATGAACGGGCTATTCCGATTTCTTATCACGGTCGCAGTGCGGTGGTTCCAGATTGCAATCGCGCCTGCTGCCGACCCAGTTTTTGACCAAATCAGCGCCACCACGCTGGCCGACCTCAAGGATGACGTGGTTGCCGATAATTTCTTCGTCGATTCCACGACGCTCCGCAAGATGCGTCTCTCCGGTGCCCTCGACGAGTATCTCGGCGGCACGATCATGCAGAACGTGTTCCAGTACCAGCGCGTCAACGGCGGCGCCATCGCGCCCGGCTCTGACATCACCGTGATGCAGAAGCAGATTCTCGCCGCGACCGGCTTCGTGCCGAAGGAGTACATCGAGCAGATTCCGGTCAACCTGTGGCAGGTAGGCGTGATCAACGCCGGTCCAGCCGCCAAGGTGAAGATCATCGACGCCTACATGACCAACGCGGTGCAGGCTGCCAACACCGATCTCGGCATCGACATCTTCCGCCACGGGCAGGCGTCCTCGTCCGTCATCCTCCAGAACCGCGTGATCTTCATCAACGGATTCTCCGAGGCGATGAACGACGGCATCAACAATTCCTGGGACGGCAACGTATTCACCTCCTACGGTGGCCAGAACCGCAACGGCGCCGTCGGCAATGTCCTGAACTCGGTCCCGATCTGGCTCGGCACGCAGACCGGTGCGACCGGCCAAATCACGTACAAGCCCCTCGTCGAGGCCTACCTGAACTGCGTCCAGGAGCCCGACCTCGGCGTGTGCAACAAGGCCCTCTACGCCTATCTGCTGGAGCGTCTGGAGCCGAAGCAACGCTACGCTGAGGAACAGGATGTGAACATGGGCATGGTGGGCATCCGCGTAATGAGCGCGCTCATCATGGTGGACAAGCTCTGCCCCTCGACG